TGCTTTCGCAATAAGCATCTGACTTGAGCCAGTTGATTCAGTAGCATCCATTGGGGCATGACCTGTTCCTGTTGCATCATAACCATCAACCCAACAATCGGCATCTGAATGCCCTGCTGTTGTGCCTGTAATGCCCAAGTCGAAAGTCACAGAATTGGAAGAAGCTGTTAAAACTTCTAATCCTGCCGCCATAACTAATGATTCTATCGGTACATTTAGACATTGGATAACGTCTCCTGCTGCCGGGTCAAATAAAGAGTTATCAATTGTGTTTTCCACATAATAAGGTCTCCTTCTAGTAGAAGGATGACCAGTAGTTCCGCCAGTAGTTTTTGCTTGCGTTGCCATTTGTAAATCCTCCTATTAATCAATTAACACGTGTCTGGCCATTAGTCCTGCAGAACGCAGTACCTTTCTTCCAAATACGTGTAGACCTCTAACTACATCAGCAAAAGAATCTGGGTCTCTAATGACTTCTGTTTTTGCAATTGCATTAGCAGTTGCTGTAGAACTCATATGTCCCCATAAAATTTTGTAGTAGCTAGATGTTGTTGAAGCTGCAAAGTTATTAGTCATATAACATTTGAAGCCTTGTATTCT